CGAGACCCGCACCGGCTTCGACATCGACGGGGTCGAGATCAAGGCGCGGTTGGACTTCGGCGCCAAGGCGATCGACTGGCGCGGCTTTTACAAGAACCCCGGTTCCTCGACCTGATCCTGAATTTTACTCCAGTCCGACGAGCGGCCTGTTGGCCGCTTTTCCTGTCTTTGGAGACCTGATCTCATGAAAAACTACATCGAACCCGGCTCGCCGCTGACGGTCACAGCGGGGGCAGACACCACTTCCGGTGACCTGGTCAAGGTCGGCAGCCTTATCGGCGTGGCCGCGGGCAATGCCGGGACCGGCGAGCCGGTGGTCGTTCACCTGATGGGTGTGTTCGAGGTGCCGAAGTTGGCCTCGGACGATGTCGCTGTTGGCGATGCCCTCTATTGCGACGCCGCGGCCGGACATCTGACCAAATCCGGGTCTGGTAACACCTACGCTGGTGTGGCGACCACCGCGGCCGGGATCGGCGCGACCACGGCACATGCCTTTCTCGGCTACCCGCCCCGCGCAGCAGCGGTAACCTGCACGCCGGGCGATGTCTATCTGACCGCACACATCGCCGATCTGGGCAGCACCGATCCGGTTTACCTGATCGCGCCGGTGGCCGGCACACTCAGTAAGGTGCGCACGGTCGTGCAGCCTGACGCCACCTATGTCGCCGGCACGGGGGGCGCTGTCGTGGCGGCCGAGACCACGGTGACATTGGCGCTTGGATCGCCCGTGGCCGATGGCGGCACGGCGGTCACCAACGGCGTCGTCACCATCGCCAATGGTGCGGTGATCGGAGAGGCCGACGAAGCCACCCCGACGGCCAACAACCTGGTCAGTGCGGGCGATGTCCTGAGCGTGGTCAGCGACGGCGCCGACACAGCGGGGCACCCTTGCGCGGTGCTGATCACGCTGACGCCTGCGTAATCTCCCAGTCCTTGTTCGCCTGCCCACAGTGGAGAATGCCATGAAGACGCCGATCCTTGCGGTGAGCCTGGTCCTGTCTTTGGTCGCCTGTGCGCCGAGCGATTTCTTCGAGCAAGCGGCCAAGACTGGCGGCCACGTGTCTGAGGCGACGCAACGCCAGATGGGCCGTGCCATCGATTCCTATTGCGGCACCGTGCCCGAAGCCGTCCGGCTTGGTCTGCGCACCGGGGTGAACCGATATGCTACGCGTGGCCAGGTCACGGTCCATTGCTTCGAGCCGGTTTCTGGGGGCGCCAGCCCAGAGGAAGAAGGGCCGTGATGCAGGCAGCCGTCAACGTTGTCTTCGCGCAATTCGGCTTGACGGCGACCTATACGCGGATCGGCGGACAGCCGGTCCCGATCACGGTGTTGCCGAAGCGTCCCGATCGTATCGACGATTTCGACAACACGCGCTTTGTCAGCGAGACGGCGGTATTCGAAGTGCGGGTCTCGGAACTGCCCGATCCCGCTGAGGGCGGCGAGATCGCCATCGACGCCGAGCGGTTCCTCATCCAGGGCCGACCACGCCGGGAAGACCCGGATAGGCTGGTCTGGACCTTGGAGGCGCATTTGGTACCGCCGGATGGCGAGCTGGTCGCGGGCGACGACGGCTTCGGCCTGCTCACTGAAACCGACCAGGAACTGCTGGGGCAGCCATGAGCAAGGCGGAACAAATCCTTGAGGCGCTGACCGAACTGCTCCGATCCGTGCCCGGGGCTCGGGCCGAACGCAACGCCGCGGTCCCGGATCGGGTGCCTTCTGTCGGCGCCTTGGTGGTTCGAGATGGCGATCCCGGGGAGCCGGAGCGGGTGCTCGGCGGCTTCGACCAGTGCGAATACAGCCACGCCATCCCGGTCGAAGTCTATGTCCAGGCCTCGTCCGACAGCGAGCGGGATGCGGCCTTCGACCGGCTGTTGGCCGAGATCGACCAGCGACTGGCTGGTGATCGGACGCTCGCTGGCTTGGCGCAAGGGATGTTGTGGTCGCGGCCCGAGGCGATCACCGAAGGCATTCCCGCCGCGGCTGGGATCAAGGCGGCGACGTTGATCGTCATCGTAGATTATCAGACAGAGACACCAATATAGCGATACCTATTCTGGTCACAGGGCCAACATATCCGACCTTGCGCCTGTGTTTCTATTGGAAGAAGACGGGATGGGTTGGCTCCCCAGTCACTGTTCCCAACCAAGCACCTCTCCTAAAAAACTTAACTCTTCAAGGCTAGTTGCGCCGCTTGCTCCATTTCGCAATCCAATTGGGCGCAAGGAAAACGCATGTCTGACGCTTCCCCACGCCGTGTTCATTCTGATCTTACTTGACCTCAAGCTCAAGTCTCCTTAGTCGCATTCTCCGGTTGCCTCCTGGCGTTTCATTTCCTCGACCATCGCGTCAAAGCCCTTGTCTGCTGCCTCTCCCATTAACAGAATACAGCGAGATAGCTTCGGGCTAACCAATGGTGGCAGGTAGCCTACTGAAACTGTTGCCTCTGCTTCATTGCCGATGTTATCTGCAACGCGATAACGAAAGGAAGTATTACCTGTCTTCTCGGCTTCTGTGCGGAAATCTATCGCCCGCCCGTCCGCAGTGATTGATATTTCATCTCCCTGACGTGGTGAAATCCATATAATGCGCAGCGGTCCCGGCTCTTCAGAAATATCGTTCTGCAACACATCTAATGTATAGCGTTCGTATGCATGCAGGCCTTGAAACGTGTCATCCTTAGCCAGGAGCCGAGGCGGTAAGTATTGAATAGTTACTGTCGCTTCGGCCTCGTTACCTCCTAAGTCCGCGACCCGGTAGCGGAACGACGCCGAACCCCCACTTTCGGCAGCCGTCGAAAATCTTATGGATCTTCCGTCTTCTTTGACCGAAATACTCACATCCGAAGGTGATGAGGCCCATACGATCTCAAGCGGACCAGAACTTTCTGAGTGATCGTTTGCTAGGACGTCTAGATTGTGCACTTCACCAGCTCGTAGGTCGCGAAAAAAATCATTCCTGGCTATGACACGAGGAGATTCTATCTTCAGATTCAAAAAGCCTCTACGATCCTGCATGTTTATCGGCATTAATGGGTTTGGCGGAAGATTGATTAATACCCAATTTTCGCCAACGACACGTGCCAATTGCCAGACGGTCTCACCCGCTTCAAGTTCGCCTAGGACGGAACCGTCGAAGTTAGGTCGGCTCATGACAAGCTGCGGTTCTCTTAGCTGAATGCGCTTAATCTGAGCCTCATAACGCAGTAAACAACGTTCCATAATGGCGGGAAGACCGTTTATATTGGCTTCCATTCTCGCAATACGAAGGATGCGCCATGCATCACTATGAACATCACCCAACTCAACGCTAAACGCTAATTTTTCATTATCACCAGGGATCCATCGGCCAGCTATAGCATATCTTGAATCCCTGGGGTCAATCGATGCAATAATATGGTAATTGAGCGAATACCTTCTTCTTAGCGTGGTCAACGTTTCAGAGAGGGTATTGGTGAGGCGGCTCGATAACGGTTCACAGGGAATCTGGGCCAATTGATCCAGGAATGGTAGCACCGCGACCCCGTCACCGCTGTTGGCCATTTCTGAAAGATGAATGGTAAGCGTGTCACCCAACTGAGCAAGGACCTCGTCAATCGTCGTTGCCCGACCCATCGAGGGCGCACTGACCACGCAAGAGAGAACGATTAGACGGAGAAGATGGCGCTGCGGCAAAAGGAACATTTCACCCTCCACTTCTTTTGCATTAACTGCAGCGGCTCAAAATAGACCAAACCCCTGCAATTCCACAAAACTGCAAAACAACAATGCCGTCTCACCAAAGACAGCAGAAGGATCGAATACTCTCTGATGGAGAAGGGTCTTGGTGTGCTCAGCTGAATGACGGCCCAGGTCGCATCATATTTTTGGACGTTGATCACGAGTTTCATTTATAGCTTTCTATCCCCGCGACTGACAAAATTAAGCACAAAAAAGTCTAACAAGCAACGACTCAGCATCTTGCCAATGCACCAATATCCGCTCTTGGAAGTCGGTGCAATGGGAGCAATACTAATCGATCGCTCATCATGCCCACCGTCACCATCCACCCGCCCGACGCGCTCGCGGCGGAACAGCGCCTGCTTGCCCAAGCGGTCACCGACGCTGTCGGCACCGTCACCAGCGGCGTCAAGCGCGACCTTCGGACAGCTGTCGTCCAAGGCGGGCTGGGCCAGCGCCTCGCCAACGCGTGGCGGTCCAGACTGTACCCGAAGCGTGGCACCTCATCCAGCGCTGCTGGCCTGGTGTTTTCGCGCGCGCCGGTGCTGCACCGCGTGTTCAGCGAAGGCGCGGTCATCCGGTCGCAGAACGGCTTCTGGCTCGCCATCCCGACCGAGCACGCCTACCGGGTCGCCGGGGCACGGATTGGGCGCAAGCACATGAGTCCGGGCGAGATTGAACAGGCGCTCGGGCAGCGGCTGCGTTTCGTCTATCGCGCCGGCAGACCGTCGCTCTTGGTGGCCGATGACGCGCGCATCACTCGGCGCACCGGCACTGTCCGCGGTCGCTCGGGAACGCTCGCCTCGACACAGAAGCGGGCGCCGGTGGTGATGTTCGTGCTCGTCCCGCAAGTCACCCTGCGCAAGCGCTTCGACATCGACCAGGTCGTGGACCGCTGGCAGGCGCGCTTTCCGCAGGTGCTTATCACCCGCCTCAACTCACCAGACGCAACGGGGTCGTCATGATCAGGTTCGACAGCACCGATTGGCCCAAGACCATTGCTTTGCCCCAGGGCGCTACCGTCACGGTGCGCCGTCCGACCGTCGAGATGCGGCTCGACTTGGCCGTGGCGACCGACGGCTTACTCGACGCGGTCCCGGTGCCCGAGAACGGCCCACAGCTCGAGCGCTTCGTCGGCCTGCAGAAGCGCCTGTTCCGCTACACCAAAGCGGTGGCGTGCCTGGGCATCGAATCCTGGGAAGGGATCGAGGACGCCGACGGCACCCCGCTGCCCTGCACGCCGGAGAGCATTGCGGCCGTGCTCGACCACGTCACCGGCGTCTGGCAGGCGCTCTACCGCGACTATGTCGAGCCGCATTTCCTTGAAGTGGATGCGGAAAAAAACGCCTCCACGCCCTCGCACGTCACCACTGGCGCGGGGGCCGGGACTATTGCCGCGCCTGCCGAGACCTCGGCGACGACTGTGGAAGCGCCTGTCCTTACGTCGCCCACCGACCAAGCAGCGTCGAAGGCGGCCTGATCTGGGAGGCGGCTCTGCGCTGCCAGAACCAGATCAGAGCCGTTATGGGGGCCGTGATTGGGCTTGATTTCGGCGCGATCTGGCCGGTGGCCACCGCGTTGGGGTGTCCGCCCGTCTGGATCGCCGAGCTCCTACCGGCCGTTGAGAGCGGCATGATGGCCGCGCTCGCCGAACGCGCCCAAGAAGACACGTCCTCAGAGCATTGATCCGCCATGGCCGACCGCACCATCACCATCCGCATCGCCGTCGAGGGTGGCGACACGGTGGAGCAGCAGCTCGACCGTCTATCGGAGACCCTGCGCCGCTTCGGCGACGGGACGGCCGGGGCGGCGGCCGTCGACCTCTCGCCGACCCTGGGTGGTGGCGACGGGCTGGCCGAGAAGCTTGAGAATATCCGCGAGGCACGTGCGGAAAGTGTTGCGGCCTCGCAGGAGGTCGAACGCGCCGTTTCGGGCACGGCTGCGCTGGTCGAGCAGCAACTGGTCACCGCCCTGCAGGATGCCACCCAGGCGGTGCGGGACCTGCAGTCCAGCTTCGGTGGCATCGAAGAGGCTGGCCGCGCCTTCGCCAAAGCCAATGACGACGGCTCTCTCCTGGTCGGCACGCTGAAGGCGATCGGCACCGTCGGGGTGGAATCCTTCGAGAAGGTGGTCGATGCTGGCCTCAACACCGCCACCACCTTTCTTGGCAATTTCGGCGGCGGTTTGCTGAACCGGGTGGTCACCCAACCCGTTGTGGATGTGGTTACGGCCGGGCTTGGTTTGACTGCCGATGCGCTCGGAAAACTAACGGTCGGTGTGGCGAAAACAGCAATCGACCCGTTTGTGAAGCTGGGCCAGATTGGTCTGCCCGACCTCGATGCTGATCTGGACTCCCTCAAGGGTGGGTTGGACGAGACCGGGCAAGCGGCGCGCAAGGCTGGCAACGACCTGGAAGCCGGACTGACCGGTTCCGAAGCGCGCATCCACGATTTGGTCGCGAGCCTGACCGAAGCCGCCCAGGCCCAACGGACCAACCAGGAAGCTGCCGAAGACGCGGTCCAGCGGGTGTTCGAACATGTGGACGCGTACGGCACGCTGCAGACCGGCGTAGACGAAGCCACCGCCCGTATGGCCGAACAGGCGCAAGCTGCGACCGGCGTCGGGGCGGCGGCGGATCGCGCTGATGCGGCCGTGCGGCGCCAGGCCGAGACGACCCGCCAAGCGGTACAGGACACAGAGTCCTATGCCGAGGCGATGGCGCAGATCCGCGAACAGATGTTGGCGCTTGAGACCGCCGGGCCGGCCGAGCGGACGCGCTTTCGCGGTTCAAATTTGGTGAGCGCCCGACCAGGGAATTTCCCGGAGGAGATGGAGAAACTACGCCGGGCGTTCGATTTCCCCGACGAAGATTTTGCGCCGGCCAAGCAGGCGATCGCCGACACCGACGCGGCTGTCCAAGGTCTGCAGCAGACGCTCCAGGACACCATCGTGCCGACCGGGCGTCTGGCGCAAGCCTTGGCCGAAATGCGCGGCGGGGCGGCGGCCTTCGAAGCGATCCGGAACGCGGCTGCCGCGGCCTCGGATGAGCTGGCGCGCCAGGACGACAACCGCCAGAGAGCAACGGGTCTGGATCTGGCCGGCGTGGACGCCGCGATCCAAAGCGCCGACCGGACCAGCGAGATCGATGCCACCACGGACAGCATCCAAAATCTGGAATCTCTTTCCGGAAAAGCGACCCGAGCGGTGCAGGGTCTCGACGGAGCCTTCACCGATCTGGCCAGTTCGGCCGATGCCATCAAGACCGCGACCGAGGGCGCTCTGGCGCCGGCAGAGTTGCGCTCGCGGGCGCTGCAGGAGGCGATCCGCGATGCGGTGCAGGCGACCCACGACCTGGACGAGGCTGCGCTTGCCGGCAGCACCAACTCCGACCGGGTCACCGAGGCGTACAACCGGCAGCGACAGGCCCTGCAAAATATTCAGGAACTGTCGCGCATTCTGGGTTCGGGCATCGACTGGCAGGGCAAGGTTGATGACCGCAACCGGCTCTTGATCGAATCCTACGAGAAGATGGCCGGCCAGCTGCAGGCCATCAACGCCGGGGCGCGGTTCCAGTTCGAAACCGCCCAGAACGACCTGACGGCCCACGCGCTCGGGCCGTGGGTCAAGGACTTGGACAAGCTGTCAAGCATCGACTTTGACGACACCGGCGAATCCCTCGATCAGATGCTGAACAGCCTGGGGGAGTTTCCGCAGGCGATCGACACCTTCAAGCGGTTCTTTTCCTTCTTGGAGTTCGACGGTATCGAGAAGTTCGGCTTCTTCGGCCGGCAGATCAAGAAGCTGGGCGGCGATGCGTTCGACTTCATCCTCGGCAAGTCCGATGATGTCGAAGGGGCGATGGAAGAGCTCCGACGGGTCACCGAGGACTTGCCGTTGGGACCACGACAGGTCCTTGGCGCGAACCTCGGCGCGCCTGCGGGCCAGGATTTGGCCAGTGTTGCCGATGACGCCGTGCAGGCCGCCAATGGCTTGAGTGCTTTCGCTGCGGTCGCCGACGGTGCCCAGGTCGCCTTGGGAGCGGTGGCCGCACGCACCGGCGTGTTCGGCTCGGCCCTGCAGAGTTTGCTCTCGGGGCGGGCCTTCGTGCGCGGCGGTCCGATCGCCGCACTGGCCGCCGGCTTCTTCGCCGTTTCGGACGCGGTCGGCCGCGCCAAAGACACCACCGAAGACCTCGAACGCCGGCTACGAGCCCTCGACCTGACCGGCCGGTTCGATCCAAGTGTGCTGTCGCAGGCCAGCCGGACCTTGGCTTCCAGCACCGTCACCGGACTGGAGGATGCCCGCGCCGGGGTTCTGGCAGCGCTTGAGTTCGGGCGCGATGTTCCCGTCGGTGGTCTGGACCGATTCCTGGCCCTGGCGCGTGATCTGGCCGAAGTGCTGGGCACCGATCTGGTCCCGGCGGTGCAGCTGCTGGGTGCTGCCTATGCCAATCCGTCCCAGGGCGCTCAGGCCCTGAACCAGCGCATTGCGGTGCTGACCGACAGCCAGCTCGACCAGATCCGTACGCTTGACGAAGGCGGGCGGCAAATGGATGCGCTCAATGCGCTCTTGCAGGTGCTCGACGATCGTTTCGGCGGAGCAGCACGGTCGGCCTATGAGATGGAAGGCGGCCTGCACGCCCTCAGCGTCGAGGCCGATAATTTGCTGACCACCTTGGGTGAGCTGTCCGGGATTGATTTCGGGGCGGTTCTCAACCAGGCGGGCGGCTATCTGGCAGACCAGCTGGCCAGCGCTCGCCGGACCATCGGCGGCGCAACGCCGGAAGAACAGCTGGCCGAGATCGAGAGCCGCATCGCCGAGAAGGCGGCCGAGCTGGACCGCCTGTTCGATCGCGGCTTTCGGGAGCCAAGCTTTCTCGAGCGCTTTACGGACGAGGTGGTCGCCCTCGAGAATGCCTTCAACCGCGTGCTCTCGGGGGATTTCAGTCTGGAACCGCGCACCGCCGTGCAGGAATTGCAGGCGCTGATCGCCGAAGGCCAGCAGATCAAGGAGGTGATCGATCTCGGTGTCGAAACCCGCGCCATGATCGACCAGGCGCAGGAGGAACGGCGGCGGTCTGAACAGGCCTCGGAGCGGCTCGGCACGATGCTCGACCAGCTCGAACAGGACGTCTATGAGCTGCAGACCGACCGTGCCCAGCAAATCGCCGACCGGGCGACCGAGCAACTCAAGGTCTTGGAAGCACTGCGGGCGGAAGGCGCCGATGCCGACGCATTGTCGCAGGCCGAAGAGCTGCTGAAACAACGCACCGCGCTGCTGGTCGAACGCGAGACCGCGTCTCGGCGCACACAGGCGGCCGACCGGCCCTCGGACCCGCCTTTGCAGCGGGTCAATCTGCTGCTCGAGCAGTTGGCTTCGGAACGCTCATTGGTGGGGCTGTCCGACCGCGAACGGTCGATCGAAAGGATGCTGCAGCGGGCGGAGTCCGCGGTGTCTCGGGGCGATGGCGGTCTGACAGCCGAGACGCGGGCGCAGATCGAAGCCGCAGCCGGCGCTTTGTTCGATGCCCAGCAGGCGGCGCGGGCGCAAGAGGCGCGCGAAGACGCCATCCGCACCATCGAGGCGCAGATCGAGGCCTTGGGTCACGAGCGCGAGGCCCTTGGGCTGAATGACCGTGAACGGGCGGTACAGCGAGAGGTTCTGCGCGCCGAAGAGGTGGCGCGCCGGGCCGGGATCGCGTTGACTGAACAGCAACGGACTGCCCTCGAACAGGAGTCCGCCACCCTGTTCGAGGCCTCCGAAGCGCACGATCGTCGCAACCGGCTGCTGCAGGAAGGCGCCTTCCTGACCGAGAGCCTGCGCGATGCCTCGGTGGTCTACGAGGATGAGCTGCTGCGCCTGAAGGAGCTTCTCGACGAAGGCGCCATCAGCCAGGAGACGTTTGGCAAGGCGGCCGAGCAAGCCTATGATCGCATGCTGGACGCGTCGACGGAGTGGCAGCAAGGGGTCGAGCGCGCCTTCCGGCGTTATGCCGACAGTGCCGGTGATGCGGCAGCGCAGAGCGAACGCTTCGTCACCAGCGCGCTGTCCGGCATGGAGGACGCGCTGGTCCGGTTCGTCACCACCGGCGAGGCGAACTGGCGAGATATGGTCGATGCCATGATCGCCGACTTCGCCCGGCTGGTGATCCGCACCAGCATCACGGCCCCTTTAGCCGAAGCGGCTGGCATCGGCATCCGCTCGATCGGGTCGTCCTTGGGGGCCTCTCTGTTCCACGAGGGCGGCGTTGCGGGTGAGACCGCGCCGACGCGCACCGTGCCGGCGTCTCTGTTCGCGGGGGCACCCCGCCTGCACAGCGGCAATATACCGTCGCTGCTGCCGGACGAAGTGCCGAGCATTCTGAAGCGCGGCGAGATCGTGCTGTCGCCCGAGCAGTCAGCCGCGGCACGCGCGGGAGCGGCACCCAGCTATGTCATCCAGGTGGACGCGCGCGGTGCCGATGATCCGGCCGCGGTGGAGGAACGAGTCAACCGGGCCGTCGATCTGGCGATGGCCCGGCACGTGCCCGGCATCGTGCGCACCAGCGTGGCGGCCTCGAAATCCGCCGTGGTGGACGACTGGCGCCGGCGCGGAGGACGGTTCGGCTAAGGTGGCACTCATGCGACGGCAACTTGAGCTCTTCGGCCCCCGGCCGCGGCGAAAACCGCGGCGGTTGATGCATGTTGAAGATGCGGGCCAGGCCTGCGATGGCACCCTGATCGTCCGGTTTCGATGCGGACACTGCGGATATGTCAGCGACTGGATGAAACAACGCAGCATTGCTGAGGAAAAGCGCGGCCGGCCCTGCCCGATTTGCGCCGAGAGGGCGGAATGATCACTTGGCCCCTGACCTTCAAACCGATCGCGCAGGAGTTCTATATTCAGACGCTGTCGGTGGTGTTCACCAACCCCTACACCAACCAGCAGCAGGTGTTGGAACGGGATGGTCAGCGCTGGGTCTCGCGCATCACGGTGGAACGCGGCGGCGATCTGGCGCGGGAGATCGACGCTTTGCTCGCGTCGATCCGCGGGCCCGCCGGCACGGTGTTGATGCCAGACTTTCGGACTCTGCGGGCGCGGAACGTGTTGGGCTCGCCGACGCTCGATAGCGGCTCTGGCCGGACCTTGACGGTCTCGGGCTTGAGCAACCCGCTCCTGCCCGGCGATATGATCCAGACCTCGCCCGGCCGCGGACATATCGTGACGGTGGCCAGCAGTGGCGGTAGTGTGTCGATCGAACCGCGACTGCGCGAGCCGGTGGTGACCGGCGCCCTGATCACCGACAATGTTCGGGTGAAGATGCGGTTCGGCAGCGACGACGCGGCCCGCAACCCGACCCGACCACCGCGGCGGTCGTCCTGGACGCTGGAGTTCGTCGAGGTCTTGCCGGAGACGGCCCCGTGAATCCGTGGCCAAGCGATCTGCGTCCGGCTTCGATGAGCCTGTTTATCGAGACTCTGACCGGCCGGTTCGACCCGCGCTACACGGCCCAGAGCCAGGTCTTCGTGCGCCGGATCGGCGATGAAGCTGGCAAGCGCCTGGCACAGATCGCCGGTGTCGAAGGCATCGATCGCGCCCACGACCGCTGGGTTGCGCAGATAGACCTGGACCTGGGGCACCGGGATGCCGGCGAGATGGACGGCTTTCTGGCTCGGCTACGCGGCCCAGCGCAGGCCACGCTCATACCCGCCTGGTCGTACAATATCCAACCCGGTGGGTCTCTGCGGTCGTTTTCCGACCACGCGGCAGAGACAGGCCCGTCCGATTGGGACGACGACGCCGGTTTCGACGACGGAACCGTATTCAGCGAGGGCGCTGCCACGCCGACACTGCTCGGCGGTCGGGGCCACCGGATGTCGCTATCGGGCTTCGCGCCGAACGAGACCGGCGTTCTCGCAGTCACCGATATGATCAGCGCCGGTGGCGAGCGGGCCCACATCGTCACCGCAGTCGGGACGACGGATCACAACGGCTATCTCGCCATCTGGATCGCACCGACCGCCCGCGATCCTGTCCCGCGCGAACCGCTGGTGACCTCGGGGGTCTCCATCAAGATGCGCCTGTCCAGCGACAACGCCGGCCGCGGGCGTACGCGGCCTCCCGTGCGAACGCAGTATCAGATCGACCTGATGGAAGTCTTGCCATGACCGGGCGTCTTCCGACAGCGTCGGCAACCGAGGCTGGGGGGCCGGTCGCGCGGCCGATCCTGCTTGCGTTCTTCGATTTCGGGGGCGGGCCGGTGCGCGCCTGGTCCGGGGTCGGCACGCTCACCTGGGACGGCTACGACTGGACCGGTCTCGGCACCTTCGGCGAGGTCTCCGCGGTCGAAGAGACGACAGAGGTCCGCGCCACCGGGGCCGCCTTCCGTCTGTCGGGTGTGCCGCCAGACCTGCTGCTCGAGGTCATCAACACGCCGATCCAGGGCCGCGCGGCCAAGCTCTGGCTTGGGTTCATGACCGAAGTCTGGAATTTGGTGGAGGACCCGGTCCTGATCTTCGACGGCCGCATGGACACAATCGAGCTCATCGACGGGGCGCAGACCGCCGTGATCACGCTCCAGGCCGAGAACCGGTTGCGTGATCTCGAGCGGCCTCGGACGCGCCGCTACACCAACGAAGACCAGCAGTCGGAATTCTCCGGCGATCTCGGTTTCCAGTACGTGCCCTCGTTGCAGGAAGCCGAGATCGAATGGGGCCGGCCGGCCTGAATTTCCTTCCAGATTGACCCAAGCACAAGGAGACGACGATGCCCCGCGGCACCGGCGGGAACACCCGCGTTTACCTCAAATTCGAGGACACCTACGGCACGTCCCCAGGCGGGGACTATGTGCAGATCCCGTTCAAGGGCGGCTTCGATCTGTCCTCGGAGCAGCCGGTCGAGCGCAGCGACGTGCTCGGTCTCGATCGCGAACCGGGCACCGGAGAGCGTGGCCTGATCGTCGATCGCGGCACCATTCCGGCGCCTTTGGACCTTCGCTATCTCGGCTATTGGCTGAAATCCCTGCTGGGCGCACCGGCCACCTCCGGGATGGGGCCGTACACCCACGTCTTCGGTGGTAGCGGCCCACCGACCACACCGCCCTCGTTGTCGGTGCTGGTGTTCCACCCGGACGTGCCGCGCTACTACCGGCACAACGGCGTGGTCGTGAACACCATCACGCTGCCGTTTTCGGTCAGCGACAGGATTACTGCCCGGATCGAGGTAATCGCCAAGGGCGAAGAGACCGTCACCGATACGGCGGCCGGCACGCCGACCAAGCACGCGCTGACCAGCTTCGCCCGGCTGCAGGGTTCCATCAAGAAGGACGGCACCGCGCTTGGGCGTGTGGTCGGCGGTCAGGTCGCCATCTCCGGCAATCTGGAGCCAGCGACGGTGATCAAGACGGATGCGACCATCGACGGTGTCGATCCGGGCACGATGTCGGCCAACGGCACGGTGACGGTCCGCTTCGCCGAAGACGATCTGATGGCCGAGGCTCTGGCCGGCACGCTGGTCAACCTGACCTTCGCCTACACCATCGATGCGGAAAAGTCGCTGGTGGTGGACCTGCCCCAGGTGCAGCTGGCGACGCCGAAGCGGTCGATCCCCGGCCCCGGCGGCATCCAGGTCAGCTTTCCGTTCGAAAGCGAAACCCCCGTCGGTGGCCATTTCTGCACCGTCACCCTGACCAACGATATCGCGAGTTACTGATCATGGCGCTGGTGCGCATCAGTAATCTGCCGCGCGCTGATGCCCTGACCGGCGCCGAGCTGGTGCCGATCGTCCAGGAAGGCCGCACCAAGGCGGCGGAGATCAGCCTGATCAACGCGGCCAGCGTCCACCCGACCATCCTGGTGTTCGCCTTCGCCTGGAACAATGTCAGCCCGCGGACTCTGTTCAGCCTGGCGGCCGGACGGCGCATCCACGCCGTGCATGTCTATATCGACACTCCGTTCGACGGCAGCGGTGCTGGTTTGCGCATCGGTGATGCGGTTGATCCGGAGCGCCTGGTCGGCACCGGCCAATGCGACCCGACCAGCATCGGCATCTACCTGACGGCACCCGGCTTTCTGCCGGCGACCGCTACCGACGTTCTGTTGACCCTGACGCCGGGCGACGGCGCCAGCCAAGGCGCCGGCAGCGTCGTCTTCAGTCTCGATCCCTAAGAATACGGAGAACGGCAATGTCTCTCTGGATGGATTTGCTTGGCACGACGAAATCCTATTTCCGGCTCGGGTTGTCGGGCGTCCGGCTGAAGAATCTGGCCGGGCACCTGGGCATCCGCAATGCCGGCGACACCGCCGATGCGGCGGTGACGGCCAGCAAGGTCAACGTCTCGGGCGACGCCATCGACCTGAACAGCGATGCCGCCGGAGCCGGCGCCGACTGGAAATACACCTTGCAGCGGCCCGCGACCGGCATGACCGCCGATGTCGTGCTGACCTTGCCACCGACCGACGGCAGCCCGAACCAGGTGCTGAAGACCGACGGCGACGGCCATATGAGCTGGGCCGATGCCGCGTCTACCGCCTCCAACATCAAGGTGGACAGCACGCCGCTGGCGCACGACAGCACCCCGACCATCGCGATGTTCAACGCGGCCGATGGCACCGTCATCGATCGTGTCGCAGTGGTGATCGACACGACGTTCGATGGCGCACCGTCCCTCAGCGTCGGCACCTCGGGATCGGCTTCGAAGTATCTCGGCGCCACCGACGCGGATTTGACGGCGGCGGCCAAGACCATCTTCCTCAACCATCCGGGCGAACCGGCGGTCACCGGCGGCGGTGAGGATTTGGAGATCGCCTACACCGCCGGGGGAGCTACCCAGGGTGCGGCGCGCGTGCAGGTGCATTACGCGACGCCGAGCTGATCTTTCTCCTTGCGTCCTTGACGCCCTCATCCGGGCGACGTCCCATCCGACAAGGACTTCCCAAAATGGCTGTCGAGATGAACCTGCGGGGCACCTCGCAGGACAGCTTTCGTATTGGCCGCAGCAAGGCCGTGCTGGACGCTTCCGGTCTGTCTGCCGCCCGCGCCTTCGCCTTGCCCGATGCGTCCGGCACTCTGGCGCTGGAAGACAATGCTGGCCGCAATCTGATCGTCAACGGCGGCTGCCGGGTGTCGAGCCGAGCCGCCAAATCTTTGACCACCTCTTGGCAATATGCCGAAGTCGATCTGATCGCGGCCAAAGCCACAGGCACGGTCAGCGCCGGCACCATCGTGCAGCAATGGGTCGAGACCCTGGGCAGCACCGGCTGGGCGATCCGGCTGAAGGACGTCACCTTGCCGGGACCGGGCGCGCAGGTCCATTTCCGAGTGCGGGTGGAATCCCGCGATGCGCGACGCATGAAGAACCGGCCGGCGGTGTTTTCTTGCGCCTGCCACCACGATCTGGGTCTGGCCGGCGGTGGCGACCGGCCGATCGACTGGCACGTCACGGTGAACAGGGCCAACGCTTCCGATGACTTCTCGGGCGTGACGCAGATCGCCACCGGGACGTCCACCATTGCGCCCAACATCAACGGTGCGCTGTGGCTGGTCGTTGCCGATATGGGCGATTGCAGCAACGGCATCGAAGTCATCGTGACCGCGGACGCCGATGAAGCAACCACCAACACTTTCCATCTGGCCGATCTGCAATTGGAACCGGGCACGGCCAAGACCGTTTTCGCTAACCGGCCGATCGCCGAAGAGGTCGCCCTGGTGCAGCGTTATCTGCGTCCGTGCACCGGATTGATCGGCATCGCCAATTCCGGCAGCGTCATGCAGATCACGCTCAGCCATCCGGGCATGCGTGCGGCACCGAACTACGAGACCACCGGCGCGCTCACCTTCACCGACGCGGTCACGGCCGATTTTACGCAGTCTTCCGGGCAAATCTACCAGGTGTTCGAGCGCACCGCCGACAAGGCGCGCATCGCCGCCGGCAATTTCTCGGGCCTGACGCCCGGCCGGGTGATGATCGAACGCGGCACCGGCGGTGTCGTTCTGGCCAGCGCCGAGCTGTGACCCTCCCTCCAATTCGGCGCCGGCCCGACTGGCCCGAGCGCCTGGCCACGGTCATCGAAAGCGCACGGCATCGACCCTTTCTGTGGGGCCAGCACGATTGCTGCCTGTTCGTCGCCGATGCGGTCGGCGCGATCACGGGCGCGGACTTCGCGCCCGATTGGCGTGGCCGGTACGGCGACGTTATCGAGGCCCTCCGTCTGCTCCGGAAGCGTGGCTTCGGCTCCTTCCCCGATCTTATCGACGCCCTGTGCCAGGATTGCGGCTGGCCGGAGATACCGCCCTCGCAAGCCGGCCGCGGCGATGTCTGCATCCTGATCCTGGAAGACGCCGAGCATCTTGGCCTGTGCACCGGCGCCCACATCGCGGTGCCGGGCGACCGTGGCCTCGTCTTCTATTCCCGCGCCGTGGCCAACCGAGCCTGGCGTATCGGTTGAGACGCCGTCCGTCCCTTTCCTCATTCGGAGATCGCCATGCCGGCAGCGGTCGTAGCCGTCGGAGCCGCCGTGGTCGGCGGCGCTGCCTCTGCTGCCGTGGGCGCGGTCGTCGGCGGCGGTGTTGCCGGTGCGGTGCTCGGCTCCATCGCTGGGGCCGCCGTGTCCATCGGCGTCAGCTATGCCGGCCGCGCCATCGCCGGTGGCCCGCAGCGCCCCGACGAACCGCGTCCCACCTTCGAAATCCCCGAGCAGGAGAAGCCCGAGGATACGCTCCAGGGTCTGCGCGGACGGACCCTGATGGTGGTCCAGCCGATCACCAACCACAAGGTGGTCTATGGCCGCGTCCGGGTCGGCGGGCCGCTGGTGTTCGTGCATACGGCACCCTCGAGCGGTTCCAGCACGAAGGATTTGCTGCACTTGGTGGTGGTGCATGCCGGGCGCGAGGTCGAGGCGATCGAGACGGTGTATTTCAATGACGAGGCCTTGCCTCTCGACGGCAGCGGCAATGTCACCGGCGGGTCCTTCAAGGATCACGCCCGCCTGTTCAAGCATCTCGGTAGCGCGGGGCAAGGCGCGGACGGCAATCTGATCTCGGAAACCGGCGGCCGTTGGACCGATGCGCACCGGCTGCGCGGGCGCGCCTATACCCACGCCCGTTTACGCTACGATGAAGACGCCTATGCCAGCGGCATCCCCAATGTCAGCGCTGTAATCCAGGGTCGCAAGGTTCACGATCCCCGCACCGGAACAACCGTCTGGTCGGCCAATGCCGCGCTTTGTGTGCTCGATTATCTGACCGCACCCTGGGGCTTGGGCGCCGATCTCGCGACGGAGATCGATACCGACAGCTTCATCGCCGCCGCCAATATCTGCGACGAGAGCGTCGACACCCTCGACGGCACCGAACCGCGCTATCAGTGCAACGGCGTGGTCGATGTCGGCAACCGCCCAGTGCAGAGCCTCGAGGAGCTGTTGACCAGCTGTGCCGGCCGATTGACCTTCGTCGGCGGCAAGTGGCGGCTGCATCCGGGCGCCTGGCAACCGGCGCTCCTGACCTTCAACGAAATCCAGGCACGAGCGCCGGTGACCTTGCGCCCGCGCCGCTCGCGCCGGGAGCTGGTCAACACGGTGCGGGGCGCCTTCACCTCGCCGGACCACGCCTGGCAGGCGACCGATTACCCGCCGGTCTCCAACGCCGGGTATGTCAGCGCAGATGGCGGCGAAGTGGCGATGACCCTGGATTTGCCGTTCACCACCTCGCACACGATGGCGCAGCGGATCGCCCGCATCGCCTTGGAACAGAACCGTCGCGAGATGCGGCTCGACTTTCCGGCCAATCTGGCGGGTCTGCGGGTGACTGCCGGCAACACCATCGCGGTGTCGCTGGAGCGTTTCGGACTGATCGAGAAGCCGTTCACGGTCGTCTCCTGGCAACTGACCGAAGACATGGGCGTCGACCTGTCACTGACCCAAGACGCACCGGAAGTCTACCAGCACGCTGCCGGCCTGCTGACGCCGATGTCGTGATCTCCCCTCCGAAACAGGACAGTGCAGATGCCCAAGGATGCTCGCCTGGCGATTGCCGGCGTGCGTGCGGCCTTGTCCGGCCGGGCCGCCGCCGACCACACCCACACCCTCGCCGAGGTCAGCGGTCTCGAAGGCGCGCTCGACGCCAAGGCGCCTCTGGACAGCCCGGCGCTGACCGGCACGCCGACGGCGCCGACACCCGATCCAGGCGATAATAGCACACGCCTCGCCACCACGGCGTTCGTCACCGCGGCCGCCGGTAGTGGCGGCGATCCCGCCGACTTCGTTGCCCAGAGCACGACCGTGCCGCTCGCCTTCGACATCTACTACAACGCCTGGACGATCGCCGGGGACGCGGTCTGGCATGCCGGCAACCTCGATCCGGGGGACCTGGGTGGCGGCCTCCCGGTCGCGTCCGGTTGGTCCAATCCAAGCGGCACCGGCTACAACAAAGGCAGCTTCAACGCCGATGATGAACACCCCCTCAGCAATCCACCCACCGGCTCCGAAGTCCAGGCCCTGCAGGATCGCCTCAAGGACACGCGCGCGGTGCTGCGCGCCCTGATCCTGGACCTGAAGACCATCGGCATTCTCGGGAGTTGAGGCGATGGCCAAGATCGATGACATTTTGGTCAATGCCGATGATGAACACCCCCTCAGCAATCCACCCACCGGCTCGGAAGTCCAGGCCCTGCAGGACCGCCTCAAGGACACGCGCGCGGTGCTGCGCGCCCTGATCCTGGACCTGAAGACCATCGGCATTCTGGGAAGCTGAGGCGATGGCCAAGATCGACGACATTTTGGTCAATGGCGCAACCGTTTCCAAGCTGGATTTGCGCCAGTATCTCGCGGGCCGAGAGGTCGCCTCGGTGCACGATTACGGCGCCGTCGGCGATGGCATCGTCGATGATGGGCCGGCCATCAACGCCGCCTTGGCGGCCGAGGGCGCGGTGATGCTGCCAAAAGGCACCTTCCGCATCGCCACGCCGGTGGATGTGCCGAGCGGCGCGTCCTTGATCGGCACCGGCTACCAGACCGCGTTGATCGGCGACGACATGTCGATCCACGTCGTCCGCGTGGTCGGCGGCGACGCGCTGGTCCGGGGTTTGCGTATCGTCAACGGGCATGTCGGCTTGCGCTTCTGGCCGCGCGATGCACACAATTGGCATTGCCGCTGCGAACTGCTGGTGATCGAAGACAGCAATATCGGCATCCTGCTGGACGGATTCAGCGCCGGCGGGTACCGCTGCTATTGGAACCACTTTCAGCAAATCACGGTGCTACGTCCGCGTTCCTATGGTGTCCTGCTGGACAAATCGCCCGGCGGCACCGACGACGACGCCCCCAACGCCAACAAGTTCCGCGACCTGCACGTGTTCTCCAATGGCCAGCCGATCCCGGGCGGCAGCGGCATCTATATCAAGCAGGGCAGTTTCATGAACTCGTTCGTGGACTGCGAAGCCAATATGCACACCGACGCCCACTCCTGCGTCCGTGTCGGCGCCGGCCAGAGCAACACCTTCGTGAACCTATACACCGAGACGCAGGCGATCGTGGACAATGTCTATCTTGATCCGGAGTCGAGCGACACGCGCCTGATGAGCGTCTTCCACGTCTCGGCCGGCTCGGCGATCCGCGACTTCTCGGGCGGTGATTTCGACGCCTTCCGCGCCGGCTATCCGGATTTGAATACCTTCAAACGGACGCGCATCCGCGACGCGGTGATCGAACGGCTGCGCTACAATGTCGAGATCATCGAGACGCCCGGCACCCACGTTATCGATGCCGCCAAGACGCTGTACCGGGTCTCGGCCTTCTCCGGAGCCGTCACCATCGAGCTGCCGCACCCGAACGATTATCCGGGCGTCGTCCTGACCGTGAAGAAGAGCGACGTCTCGACCAATGCCGTGACGGTGAAGGGGCAGGACGTGCACGGCATCCATCCGGAGGGTTATCCAGCCGTCCTGTCCCAGCAGTATGACTTTGTGACCCTGATGAGCTTCGGCGGCGGCTGGGCGATCCTGAACCGCGGCTTCCCGAACCCGATCGGTCCTTGGGTGACCCACTCGACCGCCTTCGGCCGCGACTTCAACGCCGACACAGCAACCACCTGGGACTGCGCCGTCGCCATCAACAGCCTGATCCTGGACTTGAAACTGAGAAGGATTTTGGAGTGATCGTAACCGGTGTTGGGGCCACAGCAGTCAGCTCACCGGTTCTTCCTCTCACCTGCATCGTAGCAGTGGGCTGCCGAAGACAGGCGCCGCTGCTGCAACGACGGCAGGCCTATGACGCCTGTCCTGGCACGCTCCTCCGGTGTCGACCGCCTCTGTGCCACCACCGTTGCGCCGCGTGTCACCGCGGCCTCTCCGGCGGTCCCGGTGTTTCTCGGGTCCTGGTCCTCTTCGTCCCAGGCTTCGGCAGCCATGTTTGGAGCCGACTGGCTGCAACATCGCGCGAAAGTCTCTTTCGATTCCAGTCACAAATGTATTATACCCGCTCACTATTTAATTAACACCCATTGAGTTTTGCGAGAATAGCAATTAGCGCACACAATGACACAAACCGTTGCGCCGTTTTATTCTGATAGATTCATCACGTAGCAACTTGACAAAGCCCATTGGTCCTTTTACCATGGAATTTGTTAAGCGTTCTGCTCTTGCTGGATATGGTGAACCTACGGATTGTCATGGCCAAGACCGGGTCCTCCACCAAAGGGCCTCCACCTCCTACCTGTGTCTTGGTTGACACCCTGCGGCATCTAAAACCTGCGGGGCCATGCGGCATTGAAGGTTTGGTCCGCGACCTATTGGAACAGCTCACCGGCCGGACCTACAGACTGGCCCGTTCTGGCGGGCAGTTCGGTCACGATGCGCGGTCAACCGACTCTGCGGCTCCCGTCATTTTCGTCGAGGCAAAGAAATACGAGGACAACACCGGACTGAGCCGCCGCGAACTCGCCGGCGAACTGGCTGAGGCGGTTGACCAGTTCAAGCACGTCGATCTGTGGGTCCTTGCAGCCACCAAGGAGGTCGGCAGCAATGAGGACGGGCTGGTCAAACGGATGGGCGTCGAACGGGGTGTCGAAATCCTTATTCTGGATACGCGGGAGGCCGGAGCAGGCCCCTTGCAGGTGCTCTGTGCCGCCTATGCCGATACGACCACGGCGTTCATGAATGCGCACGCGCCGGCCGGAGCGGTGGACGTCGACGTTCTGTCCCAGCGCCTCGATGAAATCCGAAAGGGCGCCGGGTACAATAACAGATTGCAGGCGCTGGAAAAGACCATCGGAGGACTGCTGCTTGGCTATGCCGACGCGTGTGCCCGGATGGCTGACTGGCTGCGCAGGCACATGGCGACTGTCGCCGATTCCAGCGTTGCCTTCAACCAGGACGTCGCTCTGACCGCGAAAGGTCGCTACCCAATCCGCCGAGAGTTCATTGCGCGGGACTTGGATGCCTGGTGGGCCGCCGACGCGCCAGCTCACTTCGCCCTGTTGGGGGCGAAGGGAACAGGAAAGACTTGGGCTGTTTTTAGCTGGCTGCTCGATCTTCTCGACTCGGACGACGCATCGCTGGTGATTCCCGTCACCTCCAACATGGCCCCGCGCGCGGACGTGCTGGACGTCGTCGCCGATACTCTGGAGCGCTGCCTGCGTGACACTCTGGGCAAACCCTCGCTGTGGTGGCGCCGCCGGATCGCTTTCTGGCTGAGTGCGCCTGCGTCCCCAGTGCGGTTGCTCCTGGTGCTGGATGGCCTGAATGAGGCGCCGGAGGCCCCCTGGCGCGCGCTGCTGGCGAGCGCCGGCGCTACGGACATCGGCACCCATGTGCGCCTTCTGATGACCTGCCGCGAGCCATACTGGAATGAGCGCATCCCTGTGGCCCCCGGAAGCGCCACGGTGCGCCGCACCACTGGCTACGAGGGCGACGACGACACGCACAAGGAGTTGCGCCAAGCGCTTGGCCCCAGCCTGACGCCAGAGAAACTACCGAACGAACTTCTCGCGTTCGTCCGTCAACCACTCTATTGCGACCTCGTCGTAACCCACTTTCGGGAACTGGTGGAGACGGAAGATATCACGGTCGAGCGGCTATTGTACTTGGAATCGCGCGAGAACTACCACCGGAAGCTAGGACAGCCGATCACCGACCAGCAATTCCACGAAATATTGGGCTGTCTCGCCAGGCGTCATTTGAAGGCGTGGAGGGAAGGCGGTCAAAAGCCGCGGTTCAGCAAATCCGACCTGACGGCATTGGTTCCTGCCGGCAACAACGCCCCGGCTATACTTCAGGACATCATCGACGGCGGGCTGTTGCGGCCGAGCGGACGGCATTCTCAGCCCTACGAGGTGGACGCAAGGCGGCTTACCTACGGCCTCGGCATGCTGCTGGCCGAGCACCTTGAGGACTGTGACGCGGCCACAGTGGACGACCTCGCCGAGGCGGCGCAGGCATGGTTGGAGCCGCATCCAGACATGGACCTGAAGACGTCGGCCGTCGGTGCCGCCGTGTTCTTCGCACTCGACCAGACGATGCCGGGCTATCCCGCGCAGCACCGGCAGGCGCTGCTGCGCCTGTGGATCAAGGCCCGCAACCGTGATGAGCCGACCGGGCACGCCGTGGCCGCCTATTTTCGCAAATGCCCGGATGACATTCTTGCCGTCGCCGATCATTTCTGGCGCGTAGCGCACGATCATCCGGCAGCGCAGAGGGCCTATGCAACGGTCCTGCTGGAGCGGTGGAATAATCCAGCGCTGCAGGATCACTTGGTGGCCGCGGTCGGACGCTGGATGGGATATGTCCACGCCAATGGACACCCCGTGCAACGCTTAATCGCCGAACACCATCCGGAACGCCCCAGTCCGGCCGATCGCCTCGCTCAAGAACTGGGTATTTCAGCTAAGCCCGGAACCGCAGTGCCGTTTCACGACTGGGACCTGCCGATTACCGACGATGACGGTCACCTTCGGCTCGCCCGTTTCGCTGTGATGCTGATGTCAGGCGGGCGGCGCCGACCGTTCCTGGAGGGATTCGTCCGGTGGGCGGTTTCACGGCGTTTGATGGAGTTCCCGGACGAGTGTTGTGATGAGGTGGCTTGGACGTTGCGCCTGGCGGACGAGGAACTTTGGCCGGCGCTGGAGCCCACGCTGTTGGCGATGGCTGGGTCAGCCAACGATACGGTGCGGCGATCGGCCGATATGGTCCTCAAAGCGCTGGGTGACTGCGAGGCACTATCCTTGCGGGATCGTGCGTTGGCAGGGCTGCACGAAGTCAGCGACGAACGCCGCACCCATCTCGCTGATCCCTGTACCGCTCATTATGCCCTTAAACGTGACCAATGCGAGCCCTGTCTTGGCCGACCTGATGTCGCGCTCCATCGCCTTTTGGAGAAGGTCGGTCGATATTTCGTTGACCCATCGCTGTTAGCGCAAGAAGCCTTTGTGGAACGGCTGCGGGCTTCAGCCAGGAATTTTGCTGGTGATCATTTTTGGCGATTCGACGGCGCATCCGCCGAAAGCCTCGCTGCCGAACAGCACCTGCCCGCATTGGCTCGCTTTGCTCCGGACGCCCTGGGAAATCTCATGCGGCAGGCCTGGAAATCGCGGGAGGCACGGACATCGGAAAACACCCGTGGGCTGATGATCAACTTGAAGGCTATCTCGCCGTTGCTACCACCCGGGACAATGATGGAGTTGGGAGCCTTTCTCTCATATGTGCCGGTTGACGATGCCAGTGGCCGGAGCGATGGTCGAACAGCCGAGGCGTACGGCTTCGTGGCGCTCGCCATGATCCTGCCATCCGAAGCGACGGCGTTGCGTCTGGTCTACCGCTCGCCTGCGGCATTGGACCTGACCATATTGGAGCCCTGGCTCCGTCCGCTACCACCCGGCACCGTTACCGTATTCGCCGAGCGCTTGCTGGTGGAAACCGATCCCGTTCGTGCTGCGCGCATCCTCTGGCTTATGCAACGCGCCAAGCCGACGCTCACGGATCGTCACCGCTCCGTCATCCTGGCGGCCGCACAAGGAGATCATCACCGCCTATCCGCGGCGGCGCTGGAGTTCATTGTCCGAACCCGCGATCCTGATCTGGTGTCAGGCATCCTCGAGGGGTCTTGCACTTTCACATCGATCGATGATCGCAGCACGAGAAACGACTGGGGCATCGCCGTGCTCTGCGGGCACGCCGACCGGCTGAGTTTTGCGGATTTGCTCGAGCGCCTTCCAATCAGCGCTATTGGGCGGGCTCTTATCCGCCGCGGGACGATGGAGCGAGATGCCAACTGGTATGCGGACATCGTCGACGCCGCATGGCGTGCCCTTGGAGGGACGAACCAAGGTGGGTTCGATCTGGAACCGCCGGAGATCACCGTTGACGGCGTTGATGGTGAACAGATTCCCCGCGTCGGGGAACCGCGAAGGAAGGGCGAGACGCGGTTCGTGTCGATGGCCAGCACCTGGGGCGGACAGGCCATCGACGCCACAGCAGACGCCATTCGCGCCGCGCTGGCGCCCGACCCGAACGCGCTGGAACTGCGACAGAACCGCTACTTTGAGGCGTTCTACCAAGCTGTGAAGCAGGATCAGAATGGGTTCTGGAGAATGCCGGTCAATACCGACGTGCTGCGCGCGATGTATGCAGTGCGCCCGGACTTAGTGCGAAGCTGGGTCGATGCCGTCATGTGCGACAAGGGTGTCGCCCGCAGCCTCTTGCGCCGAGCTGATGCTTTCTATCAATCGCTGTGCCATGCTCTGGTGAATGTCGATCCGCGACGCGCCTTCGAGCTGCGCGATCGACTCCGGCGCATCGGGCACATGCGCTTTCTCGTCACAAAGGCTGGTTCCGACGAGTTGACCGCCCTGCCGTTCTCCGCCCCGGAAACGCCGGACGCTTTGGCGGCGCGGCAGGCGATGCTGGACGAGGCCATGAGCGATTCTGCCCTACTGGATCTCGCCACGATGGCCACCGCCTTCCGTCGAGGCGATTGGATCGCCGAGAAGGCACGCGAATTGGCATCCTCACCGTTCCTGTGGCGTAAGGCCAAGGGAGCCATGCTGGCGACCCTCTCTGACCTGGACGAGGCTGTGGTTGACCACTTGTTGAGTGGCGTCGAAGAAGACGTGGCCGGGTCCTGGGTCGAGCGGCTTATCCCCGCCATTCGCGAGAAGCACCAACGCAACGGCTGGGCACGGTATTGGTACCGCCAATTCCTCGCTGCTTCGAGCTGGGACGAAGCGTACGCCGCCTTTACGCTATTCCTAAACGCAACGGACCGCCGCTGCCGCTTATGGATGGACGTGGAAGACGAAGAGGCTCGTCGAGCCGACGGATTCGACGATCGGAAGCTCTCTTACCGTCGTACCAACGAAGATGCTGTCGACCGCGCCATAGACGTCAACGAGAAAGGTTACCATAGCCGTTTCTTGACCCTTCAATTCAAGCCTGGGCAACTCGTGCCGTTTGGTGCTCCTCTATAGTCGTAAGGTCCGGCTATATTCGGTGATACTGTTTTGTTATCTGGGCCGGCGAGCGTTACATCAGCTTTCGTGCCGGCAAAGTTCCTATTTTCTTTGCGGCGGTCTTGATCGGCTTCCCCAAGAGACTCTCCCGACACGCAGACCCACCAATCACGCCTGACCTGCCATGCTCCTCCGGGGTCGCCGGTCTCTGTGCCACCGCCCTTGCGCCGCGTGTCACCGCGGCCTCTCCGGCGTTCCCGGGGTTTCTCGAGTTCCGGTCCCCTACCTTCCGATTCTCGCGGCCAAGGTCGGCAGACGCCCTCGCGCCCACCGGCCCTTGGCCTCCTCAATTCACCTCACGCCCGCGCCGACCTCTTCTTCTCCACCATCTCGATCAACTGTTCCAGCTCGGCCTTCAACGCGTCGGTCGCCTCGGTCATCCGGCCGCCGAGCCAACCGAAACCGTCGGAGTAGCCGTTCAGGACGTCCGGGCTTTCCGAGATGCCGGCGACCAGCTGGGCCATACTGTGCAAATCGTGAACCCGCTGACTGGCGTTCATCAGCGACTGCCGGGCTGTCTCGTAGCAGTCGCCGGATTTGCCGGCCTTGCCAACGTGGCTCTTCTCCACCGCATCCAGTGCCGAACCCAAGGGTCTCGATGTCGTGCTATCCTCATCATCAGCCATGATGGCTTTTTCCTGCTGTCAGAGCGATTGTGGTCAGGACCGGTGCGGGTGTTGGGAGCACCCACATCGGTCCGCATTCTGCCGACCATTGGTGAGGCCGGCGAGAGACAGGCGGCCGTGTTTTCGCGGCCAAGTCAACGGCGTCGGTGAAGAGGCAAGCAAGTCAAGGGCGGGTATTCATCCTCCCCTTCCGAACACTTCGGAATATCAGTGACACCGTCTTCCGAAGGCGGGGAACCGGAATTCATCGGTTCACCTTTCTCCCGCCACGGTTTTTCCTCAGAACCCGAAAATAGCTCGCCACCATACCCGCGCGATCCTCCGAGTCGAGCGTGAACCCGCGCTCCGCCGCTTGGCGATCGACTTCCATCACGGCCTCGTGGACCAACTGCTCCAGCGGCGGCACCTCCTTCGCCTTCCCATCTGATACATCCGGCCTTTTCTCATAGCTCCCGCCATCCTCCCGCCCCAAGAGCAGCCAGTCCAGCGACCAACCCGTTGCCGCGGCCAGCTTCACGGCACTATCCGTGTCGCCGAGCAGGGCGCGCTGAATTGTCACCTCCTCGATCCCCAGCCGTCTTCCACACTCTTCCGGCGATTCATTTCCGAGACGTTCTCGGATGCGAGTCGTAACGCTGGATTCCTCGAATCCCCTCCGTTCAATTGCGAATCCTTCGTGGTCAACAAAGGCGATCCAGTCCAGCGAGCGACCCACCGCCTGGGCGATCCGCGCGACCCCGACGAACTTCGGCCCGGCATGCCCGTTCAGCCAACGGCCGATCTGCTCGCCCGAGACGCCGGCAATCACACCAGCTTTCTCTTGCGTGCCGATCAGCTCAACCAGCATGCGCAACCGTTTCCGCATGCCGAGCGGCGCCCGGTCGCCCTCTTGAGCTGTCTTCCTTCGCTTCCTCGGTTTCTTGTTCGGCATCGTTACACCGCTAAAAGGCATATTTCAAGTTTGCATACTATAGCATGCATTGCCCCCGGCAAGCGCCACAGGATATTGCCCGGACGAGCGCCTTGCCTTCAGGGGCCATTGCCGGTAGCGTTCCCATCGACGCGGCTAATGATGAGGAAACGCATATATTTGGCGCCCGTCGTGCAGTCGCCCGGCTCGCTCGAGGGGCGGCAGCTACGGACCAAACCCGCAGAAAGCGGCGATCGACTCGCCACTTTGCCCGCGTTTGCCAAAGAAGACTGCGCATTCATCGGAGAACCAGCAGAACAATCCGCAGACATGTCCTCCGGACTGCCATTACTCAAGGCGAAAGGCAAACGAGACAAGGGGGTGTCGCGCCAATGAGCAGATCGTAAGCGGAGCCGTACGCCGAAGCCGCCGTCCAAGCGGCAAGTGCCAACGGTCTCGCCGCCGACCAGGGGCCTGAAAAGCTGCGTGAGGAGAGTATGAAGGATACAGCCTCACAGCGACGCCGACCGACGAAAAAGCGCGTGACGGTGAACGGCCGGCGGCTCGCCCTGGGCCTTCAGACGCCCGTCTGGACCGCTCTGGAGAAGGAGGCTGAAGCGACAGGGGACCGATGTTTCGACCATCCTGGGCGCCATCGAGACGGCCGGGAAGCAGGTCGGATTATACGGTGATCCCGAGACGCGGACGGTGCGGCTGCCAGAAAGGGATATTGCGCTTTCGCTCGAGCCGATCGTCTGGCACTCCCTGGAGCATGTGGCGACCCGGGAAGGCACCACGACCGAAGACCTTATCGACAAAGTCGCCAGCGAGGTGCTCCGGAAGCGGCTCTATGACGCGCTGTGGGCTTTCACAACCACCTATATGCGGATTGATGCCAACGCTGATCTGGCTGGAAACGCCGAGTGGTCAGGCTCGTCGGATAAGCATGACCAGGTGAGCGCGATTCGGCCCGGCGGCAATCCGCTTAAGAGGGCTTTGGCGGCTTGCGAGATCGCGCTCACGGGCGAGTAGGCCTGTCCGGAGCCGTTGATAACACCGCATTCTCAATATTATCCGAGCGACGTCGCAGCGAAAGGCTACGAATTTCTACACGGCGTCCATTCGGAAGGCTACCCCGCGCTCCTGTCGCAACAGTATGATTTTGTGACCCTGATAAGCTTCGGCGGCGGCTGGGCCATCCTGAACCGCGGCTTCCCGAACCCGATCGGCCCGTGGACCACCCACTCGACCGCCTTCGGCCGCGACTTCAACGCCGATACCGCCACCACCTGGGACTGCGCCGTCGCCATCAACAGCCTGATCCTGGACTTGAAGTTGCGGCGAATATTGGAGTGAACCCGTGCCGACGGCGGCGAGACAGGCTCCAAGCCAGCGCGCCGGCACGGGTTCGATTCACCATTCACGATATCCAAGAACCGAGGCCGGTAATCCGGCCGCAGTGGGCCAAGGTTTATTCTCCCTCTTTATCGCCGCCAGCGCTACCTTCGCCTTGAACACCACTGACTGATTCCCACGTGCCCGTCTCGCGAGCGTCCGCCTCCTGATCCTCGGCAGCATCGCCGCTCTCAGGCAGAAAATCCACTTATCGCCGAGCCCAGATTCTTCAGGCCACCTCTGTCGAAGTCGCGCAGAACGTCCCGGCCGAGACCCAGTCCGCCATCCTGCCGCTGGTGCCGTATCTCGACACCCTGCGCTGGGTGTTCATCACCGTGGCGCTCTTAGGCGTCGCCGTCACGATCTACGCCCGCCTCGACGACTGGAAGCGGGGGCGTCGATGATCACCGCTTTTCTCACCGGGATCGCCGCCAGCCCGTGGCTGCGGGCGGCCCTGCGCTACGGCGCCATTGCGCTCGCGGGTTCCTGTTCCTGCTCGCACTCCGGCGTTCCGGCGAGCGCGCCGGCCGTGTCGCCGAACGTCTCGAAACCACGGAGAAGGTCAATGACGTCCAACGCCAGATGCTCGACGCGGCGGCTCGCCGTCCTCGCGATCGCAACGATCTCGCTGACCGGTTGCGCGACGGGCGGTTCTGAGACAAGACCCGTCGCGGTCTGTCCGCCCGTGATCGAGTACAGCCGCGAGTTTCAAGCGCGGGTGGCCGAGGAGTTGGCGCTGTTGCCAGAAGACGCGGCGATCATCGAGATGCTGAGCCACTACGCGGTGATGCGAGAGCAGGCGAAATCTTGCAAATGCCTTGGTTGTCGTATTGGCACATAGCCGGCCATCGCAAGATCGCCACTCTGTACACTCAGCTCTCGCTCCGATATCGACGCAGCCACTCATCCTTGACGTCATTTCGTTGCTGTCTGATGTTGACGGGAGCAATCTCCTTAACGGGCGCCACCCCGAGGAACCTTAAGACGTCAGACATTCGCTCCTCAAAAACATCGCAAAGGTCTTCGTAGATCACCTCACTGCAAGGCACTCCCCACAGTGGAATTGTTTTATCCAAGAAGGCGTCAAGAGAGGCCAAGTATCTAATGCATTCATCAATTCTTTCTCTGCAATAGATAATCTCTGATGCATCTTTTTTCATAGGTTTCTTGATCGATCCCCAGTCTGGATCATCAATCCACTGGTCGGTCTCTTGAGCCACTATGAGAGAGATTGCTTGTTTGGCGAAATCCGAACGCCTGATTCGGATAATTTTGTTAGCAAATACTTCACGCGGTAAATCAATCAAGCGCAGATGCTCCATAAAAAAATGACTCGCATGAATTTTCATTCCGAAAATTCCATTTGGAGAAGTCCGAATTCCAACTAGATGATCAATATATTCTGATACCTTTTTGCATAGCACAGCTGTCCCGCTTCTCCATAGTGTTTCGCTGGCCAAATTCGGCTGTGAAATAGAGAAGCGTTCTGAGAAATCCTCGATAAAAGCGGGCGCGAGATACTCCTCTGGTGCGCCCGCGACTCCGGACTGCCAAAGGGCTCGAACAAGCATATTACTTCCGCTTCGCGGCGTTGACAGTATGAGGTAGGAAATCTTAGGTTTTCCCTCCCATACTGGGAAGTCGAATTCCGGCATGTTTGTCTTGTATTTCATTTTATTTTGCCGGCGAATAATAGAGAGTTTTTGTTGATTCTGGGTCAATATAAGCTGTGAGGTTCTGAGTCGCGCGCCCTAACTCATGAAATCGCCTGACCTCCAACTGACTTGCCATTGGGGAATTGGGCTCCGGCATGTAAGCGACACCGTTCCAAGGAAAGCAGGTACCGATCTGTGGCACCGCCACCTGGCCCGGTTTCGCATGAATGGTTGTCCGAATTGATCCCGGGAAAACCTTGTTCAGCACATCATGCCGCTTTATCAAGATGTTCTCGGCGGCATAGGCCACCGCTATCTCGGTCGCCTTCTCGCCAACCAATTCGTGGAGTTCGATGACTCGATCCGGCTCATCTCCATCAAGCTCGCTCCAGTTACATATTTTCCATAGACATTCTTCAGATACTTCGTTTTCGAAAAACCTTGTGCTGAGGTTTTGCCTCATCCCTCTTCTCAACACCCAAAACGCTTCTGCTGATTTTCCTTCAGTCTTCCGGCTAATATCTATTATTTTATCGTAAATCGTCTGGCGGTCTCTCGCGAATTCCTTTTCGCAGCCGGAGCGATAGTGATCAATTATCTCCTCTAGATCTATGATAGAAACAGTGCCGGTTAGGTTTAATTTGGTTCTTTCGCCCTTCAATTTCCGAAGATAAGAGTCAGCATCAGCGGGATCTATGCCAAACATATCGGCATAAAAATTGCCGTCCGCAGAAATCAGCCAGTCAACTCCCCAAGGGTGAAATTGGTAAAATGCAAGGCAGAGCAAATGCAATCTGATGAGAAGAGCCATCTCGCCAAGGTCAAATGCATCGGGCTGAGCATTGCGCGTTCGCAATAAGCTTTGGTCTTTGAATGGAAAAGCAGGCAAAAGACACAAGAGGCGCGACTCCGTTTCTGCCCACTTATTTATTTTCGGCTCTAGATCATTAAAGGGCGCGAAATTTCGGTTTTTTTTATTCCCAAGTTCGGCATCGGCTAAGAGTGCCCTAAAGTTTTCAAAAAGGTTCTGCTCTGTATGGCGATCAGTACTTCTATAGTATCGGTACAGCATGTGTCTCTCGCATGACAGCATATACTGTTGGAACACATTTGGATCTGCATAGCGCTGTTCAGATACTTTTGGAAGCAGAGGTGGGGGTGCTTTCTCTCTTGCGCCCCCGAACTCTCCTTTCACAAACGCCAAGAATGCATTTTCAACCCAGGATTCATCTGGCGCATCTTTTACATGGAAATATTTTATCGGATCTTGCCAATACTCCACCGGTGAAAAAGACACGCCACTAAGTGCATCGAAGCTTTGGATTCTCCTCCGCTGGATTGAGTGCCCCGGAATGCGGACATCCCACACCCGCTCAAGCTTTGACTGAGGGGAGAAGTGCCCAAATGGCTCTACGAACTTGTCCAGCATAGCCATCAAATACCATCTCCACCGTTGTGGGCTCCATGATGAACGAATTGACCGGGGAGCCGCAAGGTTGTTCGCGCGTGCCGAGAGAGACGGTCCCCGATTCCCGAACAGTCTGGCGGCCTCGCTACGTTTGAAACGGTTCTCCTCTATGCCGCCAGTTCGATGCCTTTGAGGCCGGTCTGGGCCTCGAAGGGTGTTCGTCCGTCGAGGGCCGAATGGGGCCGCTCGGTGTTGTAGTACCTGATCCATCTACCGTTGCCGACCATTGCCTCAGAGCCGGTCTCGAAGGCGTGGAGGTAGACGCACTCGCATTTCAGCGACCGCCAGTCAAGGACCGCAAGCAGAGAGAGGCGCTGCGAACCGCTCCGCCTCCGCGTGGCCGGCCGCGCAAGGACATGACGGCGCGCGAACGCATGGACCGCCGCCTGCGCACCAAATGCGGCCGCGAGACCTATGCCAAGCGCGGCAAGACCATCGAGCCGGTGTTCGGCCAGATGAAGGGCACCCAGGGCGTCGGCCTGCTCATGATGCGCGGCCTTGAGGCCTGCTCGGGCGAATGGCAACTGGACTGCCTGCCCCACAATCTGAAGAAACTGCACGTGGAGTCTGTCCGCAGGGCGGAAGAAGAGGCGAAAATGACGGCTCACCGAGCGAAATGGATGGAAAAGGACGAGACTACCCGCTACAATAGGACCAGCGCAACACCGAAGCGGGCTTCCGAGCCACGTATCTCGTCGGCGGCGCGGGATTGGGCAACAGGCTCCCGAGATCCAGCAGTGCGTTAGCGAATGAGTGCGAAGCCCAAACCTCAAACATGCCGCCGTCCCGTGCTATGCATAGCGCATAGTGATAACAATACGTTAGGACGATTCCCGTCGGTTCTTTCAACACTTCAATGTAGCATCGAGCGCGTAAACTTTCTTTCAGGCGGGACCCCCGATCATAAGGCACAACGCTACGATGCGGTCATCATATTCGGCGGCCTGGCGTCTACAGCAGAAGGGCTCGGAGCTGAATTTGTTCCTGAGATAGAGTTCATTGAATGCGCTGTAAGAGCTACGACTCCGGTGTTGGGCATCTGCCTCGGCGGGCAAATTCTTTCCGAGATTTTTTGCTCGCCCTTGAGAGCTACGGTGTCGTCGGTTCCCGAGGTCGGCTTCACGGAAATTATACCAAGCTCTCCCGACTTGAATAGTTTTTGGAGCCATAAGAGCTTTTTTCAATGGCATTGGGACTCAATGCCCTGTCCCACTGATGCGATCAACCTCGGCCGAACGGAGAGATTCGAATGCCAAGCATATTCAATTGACAACGCTGTCGCGCTTCAATTTCACCCAGACGCGACAATTGACACCATAAGATCGTGGATCTCGCTCGGGGAGCAAACAATCCGAGATCATAGCGGCCGGACTCCCGAAGAACATATCGCTGAAGCTCAAAGTCATGAAGATGGCGTACATCAGTGGACCACGGAGTTAATGCGGTCGCTAATCGAGAGAAAGGACATGCTTTGAGCGACGAAAACGATCCTGAACGACGTCTAGGCAAGGGCTTAGCGACTGCGACCGGCGGTGCACTCATCGGAGCCGCGATCGGCGGTCCTGTGGGTGCGGTTATCGGTGGCGCTGTGGGTCCCTTATCTGACTATTTGCTCGAAGCTCGGAAGAGACAGCTGGAGCGAGCCAGAGCCTTGGCGCTTCGCTCATCACAACTTTCCGGCCTTAACCTGGATGAATTCCTTGTTAAACTTTCGAGTGATGAGCGACTATCAGATATTGGCCTCCGACTGCTCGAAGTTGCGGCAAAAAGCGACAACCCAGATCGAGACAACGCCATGGCGATGCTCTTGGCGGAGGCATTGACAAGGGATGCAGCCACAGAAATCGACGGATATGAGGTTCTTGCAGAAGTGCTGGCAGATCTCCGGCGCCCTCATATCGATGTTCTAATGCATATCTTTGATGCAACGCGAACGGACGAAAGTGAAACGATCTCTCCAAAAGAGGTAGTTGATAATTTTCCAAATTTCTCAAGCATAATAAGAACTGTTATAAGAACTCTTGAGTTGCATGGCCTAATACTTGATGAAAATCGACTAGCCGATCCGCCATCGAATGAAATTAAATGGCGAGTTAGCGAACTTGGAGAGGCCCTCGCATCGATCGTAAGAAGTGCGCAGGAGGAGGTTGGAAAAAATGAATGATAGAATTCATCTCAACAACGCAGGTGCATCGCTGGTATCGGATGCGACACTCTCAAAGATGGTGTCTTTTTTAGAGCTAGAACAAAAAATTGGTGGTTATGAGGCAGCTTCACAATGCTTAGAGGATATCGAGCGTTTCTATTCTGTTGTTGCGCGTCTCATTGGTTGCGAAAAAGAACAAGTTGCCTTTTCTGAGAGCGCAACGCGCGCGTGGAACACGCTGATCTTTTCCCTAGAAATGAAGCGCGGTGATCGAATTGTCACGACATCAACCGAGTTCGGTAGCAATGTTGTTTCACTGCAAAGCGTGGCCGAAAAAGTCGGTGCGGATTTAGTCGTTCTGGACGTTCAAGATGATGGGCTCATTGATATTTCTGAGCTGGAAAAATACATCGACGGCAACCTAAGGCTGGTTGCACTCTCGCATGCGCCTGCACATTGCGGAAGTGTGATCAACGCAGCTGAGATAGGTCAACGCCTCAGGGGCAGCCAAGCATTGTATCTGCTTGACGCATGTCAGACACTCGGCCAATTCCCACTATCTGTTGCTGACATCGGCTGCGATGCTTTGGTCGCAACGGGACGAAAATGGCTCCGAGGACCGAGGGGAACTGGCTTCTTATATGCGAATGATCGTGTGCTCTCGTCAGCCAAGTCGATTGCCGTTGATCTGGCGAACGCAGACTGGCTGTCTGAGCCCAAGGATGGGAGCCAAGTATCATTTTTTAAGAAGGCACAAAGGTTCCAAACGTGGGAACGTTCACTTGCGGGCCAGATCGGCCTTACAAACGCAATAGATGAGTATCTCGAAAAAACGAGCGAAACTTCGGTTACCGACGCTATACAAAGGCTTCGATCTCTTGCGGCAGAAGCCGTGCGAAGCAACTCGAAACTTGTCGAATACCCAGGCGGAAATGCGGGCAGTGGAGTTTTTACCTTCTACAGTAGATCGGTTGAGGCGGGAGATATAAAAAATACGCTCTCAAAGAACAACGTAAATGTTTCTTTAATGAGCGATTGGGATGCGCCATGGGACTTTGCGGCAAAGAAATTGCCAACGCTGGTGAGGGTCTCGCCGCACTACATTAACTCACAGTCCGATCTCGACGTTTTTTCGCAAGTTGCTAGTGAAATTTAGGCAATGGTGAAAATTATTCATCACTTCTCGGCCGATGTGCACAATCATTTTCACGTGCACGGACCGGATGATCTGTTTGCTGAAATTCGTGGTTTGATCATAGTGCGAAAGAATGCTGGTCGCACCGTTTTCCTCACACTTCGGGACGTGACTGGCGAAATCCAAGTTTTGCTATTAGCTGAGAACTTTTCGGAGGAGGATTTTTCGTCGAAGTGTAAGGCATTGCGGAAAGGTGATATTGTATCGGTGACTGGCAGAGTTGAAAAGAGCCGCGCTTCAGAAACCGTGTCAATCTTGCCGAGCGAGCCGCCAAAAGTTGTGCCGATTGATGCCGAAAACACGTTCGAATTGGATCAAGTCCCATATCTTGCCTCTGGCTCCAAGATCATCCAGGCGCGGATTGTCGAAGGCATAGAGCGCTCATTGCGTTCGCTGGGCTTTCTCGAGATCGAGCCAAAGCTTCTATCGACGGAGTGGAATGGTAATGGCTTGGAGCCGTTGAGAGCGGAGTTTCCCGGCTTCGGCCATAACGTCTATCTCGTTCCCTCTCCATTACCTCAGCTGTTTGAGGCGTTGATATCAACTGGACATCGTGCTTTTTTCGCAACGAGCAAATGCTTCAGCACGAGTTACCGAGACATTCACTCAAGTTCGGAAGCTACTTCAATTTTTTCGATTGAACGGATGCCTGATGACGTAAAAGATATCAATAACGTTTCTAGAACTGCGCTCAAGTGTTTGAAAGATCTCTTTTCACGCACAGGTACAGCGCTACCTGAGATTTCAGAATGGTTTTCTCGGAATTTATTTTATCATTCTGAAGGAGGGTGGCCTAATAACAGGTGGAATGAGATAGGTATTGGCATTTTATCGGTTTCGAACCCGCGAATTCCGGGGCGTTTATCCGATGGCAAAAGCTCAAATTTGGGGCATGTTCAGATCGAAAGGTATCTGAGAGTAGTTTTAAATCATAATGGCTCACGATATAACTTGGCGGAATCTACAGTAGAAGTGCGATTCGGTGCGCTTCGTGTGATTACAACAACTATTCATACAGAGCACTTGCTTAGCCTGTTTTCGACAGCGCCGTTTAGGTCGCTTCGAACTTCAACATTCTGGAGCGAATAGAGAGATGCCGATTGTTGACGTATTTGGGAGAGGTGCGTCACTCGATTACGCGAGGGCAGACTCGACCTTTTTGTTGGCACTGACTGGCGACGAGCTGAGCGATGAGGAATGGCCTATCGACGGGGACCACATAAGTTTGAGATTTATAGAAGTCGACGGCAGGCAGATTGGCGATTTAGAGCTTGTGATATCGGCACATTCATTTACTGGTCGAGCAGATAGAAAGGACGAAATATGCTCGCGTATTCGCAAGTGTTTGGAGGAGCGCTGGAAGGTGGAGGTTCGGGTGTGGTTAAAGTTATTTGATATGGGATATGGGGTGAAAGATTGAGCGACCGCTGTGGGTGGTGTGTATCTTGTGTTTGTGTCTACTAGGAAAGAGTTGATGGGATAGTGGAGACCTACTTCAGGCAAATTTTTTTTGTCGTCAGCGAGCACTTGGGCCACCTGGAGCTGTGCGGGCGGGTAGATGATTTTGATGGAGAACGTTCGACCCCGGTCCTGTCCGCTCCGCCAGTGCCCGTCGGCTCGACACTCTCAGACGGCGTCCGACTCGGAAAAAACTTCCCTGTTTCAAAGGAGTTTAGCGACAGGGACCGAACTGCCCAGTGGCTTGAAATGGTTGTGTCCCGGGAAGTGGTGTAGCAGGAGCCGGTCTTCGGAGGGTCCGAAGGTGAACTACGCTGCTATGGCGAGCCTTCCGTTGTCCGCGTAACAGAGGGGTTTCAGGCTCTCCACACTCATATACCCTCTGGCGACGGTCCATTCGTCATTCTGTTCCAGCATGAGCGCGCCGACAAGACGTACAACAGCCCAGGATCCGGGATCAACTTGCTTCCGTTTTGCCTTGACAGCGCTATTGGCGGCGGCGGCCCCGATTTGGGCAGCTGGCGGGTCGCATGCGGGCCATTGATGACCAGGATTTTCGCGTTATGCGAGTCTCTCTCGGTGGCTTTGCACGTAGAGCGAGTCGTCGTGCTGGCGTCCAGGCACGGGGGCTTGTTTCCGCGCCTGTTTGCGGGCGCAGTCGGGTGGAGCCGGAGATGGAAAATGGGTGGGGTGTGGGCGCCGACCTAACCCGGCGGGCTGGGCTGTAAATCCCTGATTGTCCGGCGCGCGGCCAGCAGCCGGGCCAACACATGACCAGTCTCGCTGATGCGGATGATCAATTGCCGGGATTTGCTCACGACGCGCCCGGGCAGATTGATCAGGTGATATCGAACCGCTTTCAGTCGTCGAGACACCCAATTCGGCCCGAGGACTAAGCGCTTCATGGCAGCATTCAGGTTGTGGGAGAGGATCATGGTCGCCCACCAAGCGGCATTTGCCCCGAACCGCCCCGACGGTAACCGGCCGCCGGCAAGATCGTCCTTCATGACGGCGTGAACTTCTTCACTCTTGCCGCACCGTTCTCGAAGCCACCAGATCACCTCGTCGCCGGGAATGTTTCGGTTGGTCACGATCCCGAACAGTTTCATGCGCCCTTTCTTGTCGAACTCTTCGGTCGGAAACGGAAGCTGGTCGGCATCTCCAATATCCAGTTGCCCAAATGGCTCTCGGAGTGCAATGAACCGGTATTCCGCCCGGTTGCGGCTGTTTCCTGCCCAACTCGGAACGAAACACACCTCCGCCCACTCCTGATCGGTCTTCGACGGAACACCGTCGATCGGCCGATACAGCGGTCGCCAGTCTGCGTCGGACACAGACAGAACCGCCTTGCGGAACTCCCGGGTTACGTCGGCGGATACGGCGAATTCGATGACCCCCAGCGCCCGCTCCGCAGGATCGCTCCGGTTTTCCGGTTCGGCGCACCAGCAGTTCAACGGCTGGTAGGCCTTGAACCCCTTATAGCAATGAAAGGCTTGGCGCTTGCTGGTTTCGATCAGCGTGGCATCCATATCAAGGGTCGCCACCGTTTCAGGGTGATGCGCCTGAATTGAAGCAACCAAAGACTGGTTGACCTGCCAAAGGCTGCGAAGGGCCTCGGTCATCGGCCAGATGAAGGCCTTGCCTGCGACGCGGGCCTGCTCCGCAGTTTCGTCGTGAAACCGCGACAGCCATTCCAAAGCTGAGGACGGCGATGGAACCGCCCGAGACCGCTGCTTGCGCCAACGGCTCTTCAAGGATCGACGTTCGGACCGTGACAGAACGCCGCGTTCAATCTCCCGGAGGACCCGCTGAAATCCGGCATCGTGTTCCAGACGCTCCAGGTCCTCGACGCTCTCGCCGCCAGCCAGGTTCAGGAAGATCAAAGCCAGAACCATCTGCAGGTCCAGCCAGCCCTGTGCCCCCGCCACCCGCACGAACCGCCGGATCGCCGCCGTCAAGCCCAGCTTGACCGCCAGGTCAAGGTAAATCGGCAAGCCGCCCAGCGCCGTTGTGCCGCTCGTTCCCCTTTCTGCTTGGTACTGGAAACCAAGAACGCCCTGTGCCAACATCTCATCACCCCGTTAGTGAAAGCTCCGTCGTCGCAAACGCAGCTTAAATCCCTGATTCATCAGGGCCAACGGGGCACTTCACAAAATCTGATCGGCGATTACGGGGTCATTCCAAACCTCTGACCGACGTCTTCGCCGACCACCTGATCCTGGCCGGCTACGTCCGGCTGCGTCGGGATTTTCGCTTCTGTCTCACCGGCTTCGCCGCGCATCTGGAACCGGAGGCGCTGGCGCTGCTGCCGCCCCCGGCCCGGAACGGAGGCTTCTGTGCACTGGTCTCGCTGGCCGGCGCGACCGATGACACGGCCGGGACCTTGGCGCCGCTTCTGGCACGGCTGCGGCACCAGGCCGAGCAGGAAAGCCGGCCGGCGCCTGACCTGCCGCCGGTATTGGCGCAGATAAATCAAGTGATAGAGCAGGACTGCGCCGTCGACGACCGTACCAGAAACGACGGCACCGAGGAGGCTGAGACGTTCCTGGTGCGCCTGGGCCGCTTGATCGAGACGATCACCACACCAGCCGCCTCCGAGCCGACCGCGCCCGAGCCGGCCAAACCCGATCCACTGCGCCCCTGGCTGCTCGCCCGCGCCGCCGCCCTGGCCGAACCGTTGCCCTTGCCGGAGCGGGAGGCGCTGCGCCGGGCCGTGTGGAGGCACGACCGCTTTCTGCACCGGGACCTGCTGTGCGCCGGCTGGGGCGCGTTCACCGACATCGGTGCCCTGCCGGATGAGGACATCCAGACTCTGATCCGGCAGGTCACCGCCATCGACCTGGCCGAAGCCCTGAAGGCGGCCCCGGCCGATCTGCGCGCGCGCTTTTTCGACAACATCGCCCCGCGCGCGGCCGAATTCCTGAAGGAGGACATGGACGCCATGGGCCCCGTCCGGCTGCGCGATGCGCTCGACGCCCAGCGCCGGATCATGGACGCGGTCCGGTCTCTGATCGCGCGGGGCGAGATCACGGGGTGGGGTGGGCGTTAAGGGAGCGCGCCGGCCAACCCTTCGTTGAGCAACGCCTGCCGGATGGCATCCTAACTCCATACTGGCCTATGGCCGGATATCGTAATGATTATTTCTGACCAGGACGCGTGGCGGACGCCCGTTATCAACGAAGAACTGATAACCAGGGACCAGCGTTTCCCGAAAGCCCCGCCAAGGGTCATGTTCTGCCAAGTAATCTAGATTGTATGTTCGATCCATGAGGTACGGGAAAATGTGGACGGGAATGGACTCTTGGCCGGCTCTCAGCGCCGCTTCGATGATTGTATAGATATCTTCGATTCCCTCGTCTGTCATAGCGAAACAGCCAACCGACGCGCAGCCACCGTGGATCATAATGGCGTCGCCGGTTCGCTCCAGGGCTTGATCAAGAGCGTTGGGATAACCGATATTGATCGCCAAATGGAAAACGCTCCAGGGCGCCAAGCTTTCAGGGTATATTTCATAGAAGCCCTCCGGCGAGCGAGTATCATGCTCCTCCTGTTTCGGCCCCCGCTCTGACGACATGAGAGCGCATACCGGGTAATCCTTGAATAGCTTGTACTCTTCCTGTGTTTCGACCCAGACCTCAAGCCAGCTCGCCTTGCGGTAATCGTGAGCATAGCGCGCCTTGAACAGCCTCAGAAAGACCGGTGCCCCCCATTGAAGCCCTGCTTCCTCAAACTCGGCCTCCAGGCGCAAGCCAACACGTTCGGTTATCTCCTGGCTCTTGCTGGTCTCAAAAATTTCCTGTGCGGCCGCAATTGAACCGTTCGCGCACAGGGCAAGCAAGCACAAGAGCCATGTCCGGTACATCATGGGTAATTCCTCAATCCTGCGTCACCGAGTCGAGTCTCGTTATGCTCCCGTTCCCCTGCTCGCGCACAGCGTCGAGCTGCCCCCTTCCGTCCCATTCGCTCTTGTTTGTATCGATCTCTATCCGTCCGGTACCGGCCCGACAAGGAACCTGCGACAACCGCGCCGCCGGGCCCACGCCGCCGGGTCAGCGCCGGCGCAGGAAAACGGCAGCCAGAGACACCAGCGCACCGCCGCCGAAGATCGCCGCGACCCACTCGCGGTCGTAGAGGATCGCGAGGCAGACCGCGCCGATCGCCGCCAGGGTGACGATCAGCGCGAAATATTGTGGCCGTCTGTGCGCATGATCCTCCTCCGACCGGGATCGGCTGTATGGATTGCGCGGCCGGTACTCCGAGAACGGTGGACCATCCGAGTATTCTGATCGAAGCGGAGGACGGGACCGGAGATCGCCTTCATTCACAGGGCGTGGCTCTACGTCACGTTGTGCCCCCCGCCGCGGAGGACGGGACCGGAGATCGCCTTCATTCACAGGTCTACGGACCATTGCAGCCTCAGTTTTCTGTCGATGTCGTCTTCACCGCTTGTCCCCATCACCGCGCCCCTGGCGGCACCGCGCCGAACAGCACGACCCGGACGGTGTCGCCCGTGATTTCCCGGCATTTGGCGATGTCGGTCACCCGACCATCGACGTGCATGGTCATACGGTCGGTGCCGACACCGTTCTGGATGATCACGGTCTGGTCAATATTCACCGAAACCTGCCGGCGCAGATCGGCGAAGGCGACCGCCTCGGCGACCAGGGAGGCACGCCGGACCAATTCGGCGCGTGGCGGGCAGGCGCCGCCGGCCGACCCCGCTCCTGGCGCCGCCGCACACTGATGCGCCATGCTCGCCTGGCCCTGTCCCATCAGAACCGTGGCGGCAATGTCGCGCCAGCCGGACTCGCAGGCCTCCAGAGTTTGCGCCACCGGTCCCGAAGGCAGCAACAGCCCCAGGATCAGGACCGCCGCCAAGGATCGGAGGAACAGTCGGATCGGCATCACCGTGGACTTCCTTTCTCGTCCCTCGTTGAAGTGGCGTCGCAGCCGGTCGCCGGCATTGCCGCGCGCATTTAAGCCGGATTATAACCAGGGCCGATGGGCCGATGAAACAGCCGAGAGGGGCGGAAATGCGCCGCGTGTCGATCCTTGGCCTGATTGTCGCAGGAGTATGCGCCCTGGCTCTGCCGGGCAGCCCGGCCCTGGCCGCGTCGAGCGCTGGCATCGACCTGCCACCCGACGCCGGTCCGGCGCACTGCCGCGTTGCGCGTGACCAGTTCGAGGCTGCCTTCGCGTCCTTCGGCGCCCCGCAACCGATCGCCGTGGCCCGCCCCCTTTGGGAACGGACCGCTGCGGAGCGGGACCGGCAGTGGCGGGACTGGTACGAGCAGGCGCTCCGGCTCGGCCGTGATCTCCGCAGCCGCCAGGGCGACAGGACGGAGGCCGGGAACC